CTTACACAATGAAAAAAAGGGGGTAACCGATTGTAGATATAGAGGAAATATGTATATACTGAGAGATGGAAAAGTATATACTTGTTCAGAGACCGCTTTTTTTGATATTTTTGATGAGAAATTTAAAGGAGAACATAACCTAAAACTAACGGAGGACGATTATGTGGATTTAAAAGATGTAGATACTTTAGATGAACTGATGGAAAAAAGAAAGACTATACCACCGTTATGTGAATATTGTGATGGTAGTGAAAAAAAGATGACAAAATGGGACTTTTCTACAGGTTCAATAGACGAATGGTTAAAGAAAGATTGATGAGTATAACAATTTAAAAAACTTATTCAAAAAAGGGGTGGTTAGTTGACTGTCCCTTTTTTTTTCGTATAATTAGTGTGGGTTCGGTAACCAAACAAAAAAGCAGGTTCGATAACCAAACAATAATTTTTTAACAATTAAATTTTAAACAATGTCAAACATTTTAGACGCAGTATTGCAACAGTACGAGTCAAACAAAACTGACTCAAATTCGTCTTCAAACAGAATGTCACAAGACGAAAGATTGAAAAAGTATTTCACCACAATTCTACAAAAAGGTGAAAGAGAGGGACAAAAAAGAGTTAGAATCCTCCCAACAAATGACGGTACTTCTCCTTTCAAAGAAGTATGGTTTCACGAGATTCAAGTTGGTGGTAGATGGATGAAAATCTACGACCCGGGTAAAAACGAAGGAAAGCGTTCACCATTAAACGAAGTAAACGAAGCTTTAATGATGACAGGTTCTGCTCAGGATAAAGAACTTGCAAGACAGTACAGACCAAGAAAATTCTATATTGTAAAAGTTGTAGACCAAGACAAACCTGAAGATGGTGTTAAGTTTTGGAGATTCAAACACAACTATAAGGGTGACGGAATCTTAGACAAAATCATTCCAATTTGGAAAAATAAAGGTGATATTACAAATGCAGAAAACGGTAGAGACCTAATCTTATCTCTTTCTTTGGTTAAAGCGCCTAACGGAAAAGAGTATACAAATGTCTCATCTGTTATGTACGATGACCCAACTCCTATTTCAACGGATACTGAGGTGATGAACGAGTTTCTTTCAAATGAGATGACTTGGGAAGACGTTTACTCTAAAAAACCTGAAGAATATTTAGAGGCAATTGCTCAAGGTCACGAACCAAGATGGGATTCTGAATTAGGTAAGTATGTTTATGGAGATGGAGAACAAGTAGTTGAAATTTCTGGCGGAACATCAACAACCTCAGCCGCACCAACAAAACAAACAGAAGTAAAAATTGAAGACACTCAGGTTAATGATACTCCTGATGATGACCTTCCATTCTAAATTAAACTAAACCGATGGTAACGACATTCGTGTCGTTATCATCTTTTATACTTAAAGAATATGGCAATAAAGAAAAAATCTTTTAAAGACATTAAGGGAAAATTCTCAAAACAAGCGAAGTTCAAATCAGATAAGTTCTTTGACTTAGGAGATGCTTTCCTCGACGCAACGGGTCTACCTGGACCCGCGATGGGTCACATCAATATGTTCTTAGGCCATTCTGATACAGGTAAAACAACTGCCTTGGTAAAAACCGCAGTTGATGCACAGAAAAAAGGTATTCTTCCTGTTTTTATTATTACTGAGCAAAAATGGGATTTCCCACACGCAAAGTTAATGGGGTTGGAAGTTGAAGAGGTTGTAGACGAAGAAACAGGAGAAATCGAATACGATGGGTTCTTCCTTTTTAATAACCACTTTGAGTATATTGAACAAATTACTGATTACATTAATGAATTATTAGATGCACAAGAAAAAGGTGAATTAGATTATGATTTGTTATTTTTATGGGATTCAGTTGGTTCAGTACCTTGTAAAATGACCTTTGATGGTAAAGGTGGTAAACAACACAACGCATCAGTACTATCTGATAAAATTGGAATGGGAATCAATCAAAGAATTTCAGGTTCAAGAAGAGTTGATAAGAACTTCACAAATACCCTTGTGGTTGTAAACCAACCTTGGGTAGAATTACCTGATAATCCATTTGGACAACCTAAGATTAAGGCTAAGGGAGGTGAGTCACTATGGCTTAACTCAACGCTTGTATTCCTTTACGGGAATCAAAAAAACGCAGGAACCACAAAGATTTCTGCAGTAAAAGACAAAAGAAAAGTTAAATTTGCAACTAGAACTAAAATTTCTATTATGAAAAACCACGTAAACGGTCTTGGATACGAGGATGGTAGAATTTTAGTAACTGCACACGGATTTCTAAAAGGTAAGGACTCCACAGAAGAAAAAAAATCTGTAGAAACTTATAAATCTGAAAATTCAGAATTTTGGAAGTTACAATTAGGTACGGAGGGTGAATTTGACTTAAATTTTGACACGGACGAAGAATAGTATGTTTAACATATAAGAATGATATAATGACAAAGACTTTATTAGTCGATGGTGATAACTTATTTAGGATTGGGTTTTATGGTGTAAAAAACTTCTATAATGAAGATAAACACGTAGGTGCCATATATCATTTTTTAAACACTATAAAGAGACATATTCAGACCCATAACTATAACAAAATTGTTGTTTTTTGGGATGGGTCTGAAAACTCTTCAGTACGTAGAAAAATCTTTCTTCACTACAAAGATAACAGACGAAGTAGAAATCTCACAGAACAACAACAGGAATCGTATACTTACCAACGAGTAAGGGTTAAACAATATCTTGAAGAACTTTTTGTTAGACAAGGAGAATTTGAGTATTGTGAAACAGATGATGCGGTTGCTTTCTATTGTCAGAATACTCCCGAAGAAAAAAAAGTAATTTTCTCCTCAGACAAAGACTTAACTCAGTTGATAGACGATGACGTAAGTGTATTCTCACCTGTTAATTCATATCTATATGAAAAAGGTGATAAGATAGAACTAAATAAGGTAGATATACCAACGTACAATGTTGCACTAACTAAGATTTTTGTAGGTGATAAATCTGACAATGTTGATGGAATTTATTTGTTAGGTGAAAAAACTTTAGTAAATTTGTTTCCTGAAATTTTGACAGAAAAAGTTACTATTGAGGACATAGTAAGTAAGGCTGAAATATTATTTAACGAGAATAAAGAAAATAAAGTTTTGGCTAACTTATTGACGGGTAAAACCAAAAGAGGTGTGTTCGGTGAAGAGTTTCTAAATATCAACAAACAAATCGTTGATTTAAGTAACCCTTTGTTGACTGAAGAAGCAAAAAATGATATAATTGATATTATAAACGAACCGTTAGACCCTGAGGATAGGGGATGGAGAAACCTCATCAAAATGATGATGGATGATGGTCTCTTCAAATTCTTACCCAAAAGGGATGACGGATGGACAGAATTTTTCGGTCCATTATTGAAACTTTCAAGAAATGAAAAAAACAAATACAGTAGAACAATCAAAAGAAAACGAAATGAAAGAACAAGAAAGTAATTCAACCAAGTTTGAATTTTTGTTGAAACTTAACGACAACATTGTTTGCCAACGTTACTTTAACGTTAGAAATTACAATGAAGATTCAATTAGGTCTATTGACTTGAGTGACGAGGTTAAAGGGATTGCTGAATCAATCCAAGACAGTCTTAGAGCGAGGTCTATAGATTTTTTACAAGAAAATGCGGGATATTTTTTCTCCGCAAAATACAAAGATAGTGAGACAACTGACAACGAGTATTTCACTATCACAATTAGGAAGGATGATAAAAATATCATCGAGAGATACTTTGACGCGTCAATTTATCCACCTAAGGTAAGATACACAGTTGACATTCGTCCTAGGTTGAGACGAATCTTAAAGAAGTTAACTGACACATTGTCGTCTAAAAACGTTACTACAAAGTATCTAAACTACGACCTTTAATCATATTTATTTTTTACACGGTTAAATAAATTCTAAAGACACAATATGAAGGACAAGAACTTCGGTTATCTCGGTTATAATTTTCAAATATCACTATTAAATCTTTTGGTTGAAGACAAGAGATTTACTACGACTATTATAGACGTGATAGACCCAAAATATTTTGACAATCAATATTTCAAACTGATTGCTCAAATGATTAAAGAGTATCACAAGAAATATGAGACTTCACCTTCTTATGAGGCTTTAGAACAAATCTCCAAATTAGAGGTAACTCAAGAAATGGCACTTAGAAATGTTCTTGATATGATAAAAAACATTCAGGAACACGAAGTAAAAGATTCTTTGTTTACCCAAGAAAAGGCTACTAAATTTTGTAAACAACAAGAGTTAGGCAAGGCAATGGGTAAGGTTAAGGATATTATGGAAAAAGGTGATTTTGAAAATTACGAAAAAGCTGAGTACTATATTCGAGAGGCTCTACAGGTAGGAGAAAAAGATTTAGGTACACAAGACGTGTTTGACCATCTTAATACGGTATTAGAAGACGATTATAGACACCCAATTCCTATGGGTATCGATGGTATTGATAATCTGTTAAACGGTGGTTTAGCTAAAGGAGAGTTAGGTGTGGTATTAGCACCAACAGGTGTTGGTAAAACAACTATACTAACTAAAATAGCGAATACTGCGTATAATCAAGGATATAATGTTCTACAAATATTTTTTGAGGACAACCCTAAGATTATACAAAGAAAACATTTCACTCTATGGACGGGTATATCTCCTAAAGATTTATCTGAAAATAGAGAGGATGTCTTTAAAAAAGTTGAAGAAGTAAAATCTAATAGTAAGGGCAAGATGATACTTAAGAAACTACCTTCAGACACATTAACATTAGGTCAAATTAAAAATCAGATTAGAAAGATTATTGCCGAGGGTACTAAAATTGATTTGATTGTTTTTGATTATATTGATTGTGTTGCACCTGAAAAATCATTTGGGGGTGATGAATGGAAAAGTGAAGGTTCTGTTATGAGACAATTTGAGGCTATGTGTTATGAATTTGATGTTGCGGCTTGGACTGCAACACAAGGTAACCGTTCTTCAATATCATCTGAAGTTGTTACCACTGACCAAATGGGAGGGTCAATCAAAAAGGCTCAGGTAGGTCACGTAATCATTTCAGTCGCAAAGACATTACAACAAAAAGAACTTGGACTGGCGACAATCGCGATTACTAAATCAAGATTAGGTCAAGACGGGATTATTTTTGAAAACTGTAAGTTTGACAACGAGTATTTAGACATCAGTACTGAACAAACAAAAACGTTCTTAGGTTTCGAAGAAGACAAGGAAGAAAAACGTAGAGAGAGAGTATTACAAGCTCTTGAAAGAAGAAAAAAAACGATAGAGAAATAATTAATAATTTTATAAACAAAAGATATGAGTAATATTGAACCAATTTTACAAGAAAACCGCAATAGATATGTAGTATTCCCTATTCAACATA